TGCTTGGCTTGGCTTACAGAGAATGTGCGTGTGATCTCTTCGATCTCGCCGCCGTGCTTACGCTTCACTGTACAGACAGCCGTCCTATCGTCGCCCTCACCCTCAATATATTCGTTGACGCCTACACAGCGGCTGTCAGCGCGCACCATAGCAAGCAAGGCGTCACCGTATACACTCGGCCTACCATTTATAACACTGATATTCTGGAGCGCTTGTAGCGGCTGTAAGCCCAGCTCCATGCCCCACTGAACCGCTACTAGAACATTGGCTGGCTTGCCTTGAAAATCCCGAGGAACCATTGCAGATTTTGACAAGATCTCTGAGAACTGAATTGCCTCTTGCATTGACTGCGGCTGCAAGGTTTGCCGGGTTGTAATATTTGCCATTATCCTACCTCTTTAATTGAAAAGCTTGTGGACGGTGCAAACTCACCCGTTCCCACCATCCGCTTTTTCTCTTTTAATTTTTGCTCTGATTTGATGACAAAGTTTTCGATCTTGCCATGTTCAACTTCAAGGCCATCCATTGCCTGCACAATCGCCCGCTTGGCCTCATCCCTAGTAGCAGCCCACAAGCGAGCCTCAGCACTAGCTTTGAGATAATCATCACACAAAGATTTGATTAGCGTAGTAACGCCTTCATCGTATGTTGATATATCGACAGGCCCAGCCTCATTAGTCGTGATCGGCGCATACTCACCATCCGATTCAACGAGCTGCCAAAACTCGGCGTAGGCTTCAATCATCCTATCGATCAGGTGCTGGTTATACGTGACCGGGTAGTAGTGCATCTTACCCCGCTGGCACATGCAGGCGATCACGCCCCAAGGTGAATGTGTGCAAAGCATTTGGTGCAACACTTGTATCACCCACTCAGGTTTGGGTTTGTCTTCGTGATAGAAGTCAGTTTTAATTTCACAGATGCCTTTGTTCTGCAAAACCACTTCGCTGCCATCAGGCTCAGTCAGAACAAGCGGTGCGCTGAGTGTAAGCAAGCGATCAACTGATGAGGCTATCCCCAGATCTTCGCGTTTAAATGCGATCTCTGGCTCTTCCATTTCAACATGGGCATCAGTCATTGCTTTGAAATCTTCAGTTGCCCATTCAGCAACCGCTGGCTCTAGGTGAGTACCCCGGCGCAGTGCGCGTTTGTTTTGGATTTCGTCAACAGTCTCAACCCCTGCTCGGGCAAGCTTGTGCTTGCGCAAGATCTCATCTCGGGATTGAAAGGCTGTTTTGAAAAGGACAATTGCCCCTGCTTCACTGCTACCGATTTCGTAGCCTGTTTTAGTAAGCTTGGGCATTAGCGTACACCAGCATATGATTGCCAGCACCCATCGTCCAAAGCGCATCCCAACCATAAGCCCGCGAAGAGCAAACCAAACCAAGCTGCGATGGTGACAAACTCGCCTAAAAACAGTATGACCTGTTTAAACTGTACTGCCTGCCCTACTTCTTCTGTATCACCTAAGTTACTGTTTGCACTAAGATAATATATATTATGCGCATCCGATTTGCACACTTCAGCGTAACCTTCTGTTTTCATTTTATCTTCCTTCTTTTTTGCTTTTGCACTCTTACAAAACACTAATAAACATTTACCAGTACTGCCCTTTAGTAGTCTAACGCTTACCATAAAAGCTGGTTTTAAGGCGATGGCGTGGGCTTTTTTGTTGTTGTTCTGCGCCCCGCAGATCTTCCCGAGCATTCAATTCAGCATATCCGCTGTGATCTTCTAAGCCGCGTTCACCATAAATCAAAAGCTCTGAGCCTCTGGTGCGTGGATCTTTTGGCAGCATATTTCTGAAGCGGATATTTAAAGCAAGTAAAGCGTCTTGCGCATATCGGCACTTCTCAGCATGTCTCAAACTGTTAGAATTATTAATTCGTTTCAGCTCTTCTGTCAGCTCTTCCAGTTCAGTAATAGATTTACGCAAGTGATCAATGTGCCACATTGGAATATCTAAACGCCGCTTGAAGCGCATGTTTGACCACCGCATCATTTTGACTGTTTCGTTATCCTGTTGTTTGCGCATTATTCGCCTCCTGTTTGTCTAATGTATGGATTAAACAAGTGTCTGTCTATGCAACTCAGGTTGACGCCGCTTTAGCATACCGAGGAAATGCTCAGCGTCATGAACCGCAGTCTTTTGGAAGAGGTCTGAGCTGTAATCGGCGTATTCTTCCATTGCGATGCAAAGCTCATCAGAAGCTTTATATTTATAACTTTTCCCATGAACTTTCTGCCAAACAATCCAGCCCTCTTTGCAACAATCGTCTGTAAACCTACAAATAGTTTGACGGCTAATGTCTAGCTCTTGGCTAATCTCTGAAACCGTGTAACTCTGGTTTACACGCGCCGCGACATACATCAGGCGGGAAAATGCTGCCTTCTCTGGCGTTGATTGAAAATACGCAGTCATTTTACACGTGTCACGCCAGCGTTTGCGCTCCTTGTACATTTCCAATTCGGTCTTTGCCAGCTCTAAGGCAAAGTCACGCACTGCAAGATGTCGCACTGTTTCAATATAAGCGTGTGGTTTATTATTCTGCATGTTCATTTTTACTGCTCCTTCATGCGCAGCGCATAGTTACGCACTGTTGACGCGTGCCATTCAGTATTCTTGGAAAGATCTGGATTACGGCGGCGGCTTGGTGGTTGCACTCCCATTTTATTCAGCTCCCGGGCCACGCCACGATAAGACAGGCCACGATCTAGAAGGTTAGAGATAATCGGCCAAACATCACTGGCCCGCTCATTTGCTGCGCGAACCTTAGCTTCATCACCCAGCTTCTGCGCCTTTTGTAAAGCATCCCCTGCCCCCAAAGACTTGATTGTTTTGCCTGCCTTGGTCTTGTAGCTGCCCTTTTCTTTGATCACTTCATTGATTCGGGCCAATGACGCTTTAGTGCGCTGCGAGATCTGTACGCGTTCCATTTCTGCTACGGCTGACAACAGGCCTATTGTAGTGTGATCAAGGTTTGGATTGTCAACCACCACCAATTTTACCTTCCCGGTGCGCACTTCTTGCTCCAAGAAACGTAAGGTTTCCCATGTACGGCGAGACATACGGCTGACTGAGTAGATCACCATCGTGGCCCCGGTCTTGCGGCAATAGTCGAGGCACTCATGCAGCGTGGTACGCTGGTGCCAGTCGGTGGTAGAACTGACGCCCTCCTCCCGATACCAGTTAACCTCATGGTCACCGCCATTGAGGTAAGCTTTGATAGCGTGTTCTTGGTTTGCCACGTCTTGCTTGTCGGTTGAGACGCGCACGTAGCAGGCGAACTTGCCGCTATGCGCTGCGCCGTGATCTGATCTGGTTACGTGCAGCATTATTTTGGCTCCCCTACCCTTGCGACAACAATCGTGTTGCCATCTTCGTCTTTTGCAAATCGATCTGGATCATCAACGCCGTAGGTTTCTCCTTCCATAGCCTTAACCATGTCCGAGCCTTCGCTAATCCACTCATCCAGACTCATGTGATTTAGCTGATGCACGTTGACGCTATGCTGCGCCCAATCAGCGCCCTCTGGACGATCCTCACCATCCAAGTGCGGGTGCGTGTCATAGGTAAACAGAAAGTAATTACCCGCATCTGTTAAAACCTTTTCGAGGCTAAGATGCTTGCAGCCAATTGCCTTGAGAATTTGAGCGCGAGTGATGCGCTGCTTTTCTCTCTTCACTTTGATGCTGAAAATGTCGGGATCAAAATTGTAAACTGTGTCAGTCATTTAGTTCCTCCAAAAATTTGAGCAGCGGATCTTTGCTCCCGCTTCAATTGATCAACAAAATCCATGCATTCTTCTTCTGAATCACGGATGCAATAGTTCTTGGAATTATCTGCCGCATAAACGCCGTATGCATTATTGAATGCTTTGATTAAGTAGCCTCTGTAGATCATATCTTCCTCCAATTTGTTCGTAAACTGTTCGTCTATACACCTGATATAATATTTATATATGGTTGTGCAAGTACTAATAGACTCTTTTGGAGAAATGTAATGTCAGACAAGGTTTCAAGCATGTACTGTCGGATCGATTCTGATCTGCACGAAGCCATAAAACTAGAGGCCGAAAGGCAGCGCATGAGCAAAGAAGTATACGTTGAACACGTACTAGCCAAAGAGCTGGGCATCGTGATCGATCGTGATCTTTACAAGCTCACAAGAGCGGCGCGTTCCGTTGCCTAGTAAGTACAAAAACAAAAAGGTGCAGTTGGATGGACACAAGTTCGACAGCGAAGCAGAAGCCAAGCACTACTGGTTCACACTCAAGCCCCGGCTGGACGCCAATGAAATCACGAACCTTCAGCTCCAGCCGAAGTTTCTGGTCACAATCAAGGGAAGAAAAATATGCACGTACAAAGCAGACTTCAGCTACTTCGACAGCCAAGCCAAAGGCCCGGATGGACAATGCGGAGCGCTGATCGTGGAGGACGTGAAGGGCTACAAAACAGATGTGTATCGCCTCAAGAAAAAGATGGTGGAAGCAGCCTTCCCGGGTACGTTAATCTCAGAGATTTCCGCTGCAAGATATCGTGTAAAGAAATACTCACTGTAGTTGCCCATCGATCAGGTCTAACCGTAGACGATCTGCGCGGGCCAGTGCGAGCAAAAGGTGTAGCAGTGTGGCGTCAAATAGCACACGCACTGTGCCGGGATCTTACTA